GAGCGACATTATCATAGTTAAGTTGATGCCTGTCAAATGTAGCGAGTTCATATTCTTCAGTCATAGATAGACAGTTTGTTGGGCAATACTCTACGCAGTTACCGCAGAAGATACATGCTCCAAAGTCTATCGAATAATTACGGAGTTCTTTTTTCTTAGTCTCCTTGTTCATCACCCAGTCGACCACTGGTAGATTAATAGGGCACACACGTACGCACACTTCACATGCTATACACTTATCAAACTCGTAGTGAATGCGACCACGGTATCTTTCGGAAGGTATTAACTTCTCGTAAGGATACTGTACAGTTACTGGTCGTCTACCCATGTGATCAAGGGTGACAGACAGTCCTTGTAACAGATATTTAGCGTTGTCTTTTATCTCTGTGAGATATGATAGTGCTTTCTTAAGCATACTATGCCCATGCGAATTGTGGTAGTACGTAGATTGCTATACTAATAACCCCTAGTATAATACAGGATGATCTTATTGGCAAGTCTTTCATGGTATTTTTACCTAGTGTATAGTATATAGGTAATTATACGCATTAAAAAAGGGGGTGTCAAGACCCCCTAACAGGATTATTCTATTTTAAAAAGGTTTCTGTACATATTTGTCTGCATCTATTGTCCTCACAGTCTACCATACAGGAGAAGTATTCGTCGATTAGGTCGTCCTGTTTTACAGGGGATGTGTGATCGTGATGAATCCATTCTGCCATTTGATTATGAGATAAACGCATTTGATTCCTCCACTAGAATTTTCAGTGTGACATAATATAGAACATTTAATTCATGTTCCTGTCCTTAATTCTACAAATATTTAGACAATCTTAAGCGTTAGGTACTTTACCTTCTGTTAAACATAGTGTTGAAGAACACTTGCCAAATTCCCTGTGTGGCACTGCCTTCTAGTTCATCAAACATAAACATATTTAATCTGAAAGCGTAGTTTGCTTCTACAATTATAGCATTCTGCTGTGATGTAGTCAAAGGCAATCCGTCTAGTATCTTACGATACTTTTTCTTGTATTCTTTTTTATCTTCTATAGGAAATTTATAGAAGGCAAGACCACCTTTGTTTAACTTGAGTGCCTTCTCTGCTATGGTCTTTAGGATCTGTCCACCTGATAGGTCACCGAGGTAACGTGTGTAATGATGTCCTACTAATAGTTCCTCATCACAGTCTAGGATACGATCAACATAACGTTGGCAAGCGTCACTAGGTTTGATCTTTAAGAACCAACTGTCACCATAGAAATACTTGAGGTCTTTCTCTAGTGATCTAGTCCTGTGTAGTTCCTTCAACTCTGCTAGAGGACCTATGACAGGATCCATCTGGTTACTATCCATGCGTTCCTCTAAGGCACGGTAGACGTAGTAGAAGTTTGCTACGAGTTTCCTGTAACTCTCTTCCTTAACTACACCACCGAGAAAACTCTTCACGAATGAAGTGTTCTCGGCAGCAGAGTGTGATTTCTTTGTACCCTCTTTTATATCTTTAGAGAATGTCATTTGGAATCTGGAACTATCTTGACAGGTCCTTGCTCTATCCTGATGGTCTGAGCAGGAGCAGTCTCGCTTGCTTTAGAGATGAGGATCTCCATATCCTTCTTGGATATGTTAGCTGAGCTACCGTTCTTCTTACCTCCCGCTTGCACCCCGAAGGTAGCTAGGACCCCTGTGAAGACCGAAGCTATGAAGGTCGGATCTATCTTTTGCTCTTGCTTATAGCCAGGTATCTCAACATAATTTAGTGTGAGTATGGCACCTGCCCATATCATAACACCAAGTCTCACGAATGTAGATAGGATAGCAAGTTGCTCTTCCTTATCATCCATGTGATCCTTGAGTTTACCTAGAGGTCCTTTCTTGTCCTCTTTCTTTACTTCAGTCATGTAACCTCCTAGAATGGTAGAGCAGGACCTGTAGTGTCAGGGAGTGATGGTAAACCTACGTCAGGCACTACTGATTCTAATACTTTGGACTTGACATCATTAATGATGGCATCCTTATTGATGTAGACGTATCCTACTGTCCCTACGACAGCAACAGATACAACACCGCTTGTGATAGCGATAACGTTAACAATTTTCTGTAACATAATTATTCAGTCGGTCTATTATATAGTCTGGAAAAATCATAGGGGTAAAAAAATACCCGAAAATTTTTTTCCACATTTTTGGTAATCAAAAAGTCAATTTGGTTTATAGCGTTGCTTAAAAAATTCTACGACACCATCAAGATTACTATGAGTATCACACCACATGTCAGCAGCGTCATAGATTTCCTTTGGTTTTTGGTTTGGAAAACTCGTCATCAGTTTCTTCAGAACATTCTGACGTAGATACATTGAGGATGGTGTCCAGTCTTTCATTTTACAACCATGTCTTCTTGATAGTAAGGAGAGTATGAATCACTCTCAGGTAGGAACTCAGGTTCAATGACAATAGATATCGTTGATGTCATGTCATCTAATGCCTGTGCCATCCTACGGAATCCACATCCAACAAAGACTTGTCCTGCGAATACAGATACGGTGGCAGCACCCCAGAAGATATAATAAAATCTGCTCTTCACTTGTGCTCTGAGTTTGCTTTTAGTAAGGGTCATAATTTAGGTAATTTTTCTAACACCTGTTGTGTTATGTCATCAATGATGTTGACATCTATGTTCACAAACGGTGGTATGATGCCTAGTAATCTTAACAGTCCATCTACAAACAATGCTAGTGTAGTGAAACCTAATATCATACTGATGATAGTAGCATCACGATTGTGCTTTGCCATTGATGCCTCATCAATAGCTCTCGCTTCAGCAACTGCTGACTCGATCAAAGCGTTCACCTCTTGCTTAGTATATGTGTCACGATTTAATGTGTACGTATCTGAGAGAGGTAAGTTCTGTATGAGTTTTTTAACCATTCTATTATAGGATGTATTCTAGTTTAACCGACAGATATAATTATGTCAAGTACATTGCTGACCTAGCACCTTGTATGCTTGACCAGTCCTCTGCGATGGCAGCGTTGACATAGTTCATGTGAGTGGCAGCAAGAGCAGTCTCACCTCTATCTGTTAGTTCTTTTTGGATGACGGTATACTTACCACCACCTTTGATTGTATCGTATTTAGCTAACTCAGCGTCAGAAAATGAGTCTGATTCGTTTTTCCACACAGGATGTGTAAAACCTTCTGGTTCTTCATAGATGTATCCATCTCTAATTACATGGGTCGGAGCAAACAGTTCATACTTACCATCAAAGTCTGACACCAACTGCTGTACCTTATTCCATACCTTCTCTGGTTCCTTAATGAATGTAAGATCAGGTGCGTATGTAGATACAGATACTGACTTGTAGTCAGGGAAGACAAGACTCTTCTTTCCTTCTCCCGCAGGAACTAGGAAACCTTTGAACCATTTGTTCACCACTGTACCTCTCATGTCCTGATAGAACACACAGTCACCGTTCATTACTACTGTAGGTTGTGTAGAACGACGAAGGATCTCGGTGTAGATAGATGCCATGTCCTTGAACGCACCAAAGTGTCTTGAGTAGACAGCATCATTGTCCACACACCATTGCTTGACGTATGTTGTCTGCTCATAGGTACGACAAGTATCATGTACCGTAGGTTTTATGCTTGGGAATCCAGTAGCATATGTTTTTAATGATGTGACACCAGTAGCAAGTTCACTCGCACTTACTGTGTCAATTATTATATGTACGTTCCACATGTGTCAGTAGAGATTTATTTTTATTTATGCTCCGTCATCGTGATCCCAGAATGGTCTCATGTCATCTGGATTCGTTGGCACCATTAGAACTTTGTTACCGTCTGCCTTCTTTAACAGTATTGCTTCTCCGTTCTCTACTCTGTCAAGATAATGTTTCTCATTCATCTTTAACTGCTTCTCTGTGATCTCGATCATGATCTACTAGCATACCGTTGTATATAGGTATCCTAACATAAGAAAAGACCCCCTGTCAACAGGAGGTCTTTGGGTGTTCCGAATGTAGAGACCGCACGAAAGGTCTCACGGTTATTTAGAAACTATATTTTGTACCTAACTTTACACCGTATGCGTTATCTCCAACCTCTTTAGTTTGTACAGTGAACTCTCCGTACACACCAACAGCATCGTTGAACGCTACATTACCGCCAACTTTACCGAGGAAGTCTGTTGTTGACTCTCCACCATCTGTAGCAGTCACAATAGGACCACCTTGTGCGAACCAGTTAGATCCTTCCCAACCAATAGCAAGATCAGTTGCTGTTGATGTGTAGTCACTACCTGTTAGTGATGAGTTTACTTCTACGTTCACGTAAGGACCAGCAATAGCGGCTCCTGATACAAGTGAAGTTGTGGCAGCAAGTGCTGCGATTGTTGATTTAATCATTTTTAGTCTTTATTGTCTCGCAAAGAAAAAACCCTTGCGGATGTTACCACCTCCGACATGAGGTGATGTTATACGCAGGGGCACGATCTTTCGATCCCGTTGTAATGATATTTAGTATACACTTTCTTTAGATTCTTGTCAAGTGTGTTCAATATAACACAACATCTTCCACACGATACGTACGTCCTGCCATTCTCTCTGCGGGTTCTTTGAGGACGAACTGATCAAACATATCGTTACAGATATGAGTATGAGTAAGGTAGTCACCATCAAACGGAATGATTTTGTCCTTCTCATAGATCTTCTTGATACATTCTTGATGATAGTAAGGCATCTCTTTTGATCTTGTCAATCCTTTTGGTCTTCTGTCTGTCCATACATTTAGATACAGTCTTCTGTCATCCTGCCCTGCTAGGTCTGCCCATGCTCTATTGCCATCCCATATCACTGTCTTACCTTCATTACCATAGCTGTAGATACATTCATATGGTCTCATGTCACCGTACACCATGTCAGTGATACATGTAGCACCTAGATCATAGGTCAGGTTAATGAGAGCACACCACTTAGGGTGTGTTATCTGTGGATCTAACTCGTCCTTGTCAAAATGAAAAGGATCAAAACTATTTCCATCCTCTGATCCATAGACCCAGTATTCTATGCCCTTGTAATCACCAGTAAGGAATGCTCTGTACCACTGTTGGATGTACTCCTCTATCATGTTACGTGGAGCATCATTCTTTCCTATCCAATAGTTCTTTCGATCTATTGAGTTACAGTTGTATAATAAGGTACAGTTTATATTGGGTGTATGTATATCATTATAAGATCTAACCAACATCTTTTACTTCACCTGTAACCTCTGCTTTCTCCATGATCTGATACTGTACTGCTGTTATGTCCCATGCCATATCTGCGACACGTTTCTTGGCAGCATCTTCATTGTCAGCACTCACTCTTACCCAAGTCTTGTAAGTTATGTCTGCCTGTACATCAAACTGTTTCATTTTTTTAAATACTTGTTGATAACTTCTATCTGGTCATGATATTTAGCAATGATATCTAATTCCTTTTCCATTGCTTCTGTTATATCAGAGTGCTCTCCTATCCCTGCGGGATTAGAAAGATATACTTCTAGGTTTGCCACATGTTTATCAATGTCACCTCTAGCATGTGAGATGAGTGCTCTGATTAGTTGTTCTCTCATTTTTTAATGTCTATAAAGATTAGTTCCATTGGTTGATCAGAATGATTGTATGCTTCATGGATGACATCTTGTACATCCCATACAGCATACTGTCCACTATACCATGGTTTCTTTTTACCTTCCCATACCATGTAACAGCATTTGTCACAGGGTATCACGAGAGGTATGTGTATTCTCCTGTATCTATGTGGATATACATCAGGATCTTTGTGCTTAGGTAACTTAGTTCCTGCGTAGAACATGGCACCTGTAGCAAACAATACTTCATCCTTAGATAGTATGTCTATTACTTTAGGGTCATCTATTAGTGAGGTGCGAACACCAGAGAACGCTTTGCCATGACCTTTCAACCAACACATACCAATGGGTTGGTTAGAATATCCTTTAGCAGTTGGGGCATTCTTATAGGGTAGTTCAGTTGTCATACCCCATTCATATATGATGTCTAACTCTTCAGTTGTCAGCATCAAAATAATCCTTACGCATATACCTACCTAGTATATTACTATTATAGTATTTTGGCAAGCCATCTACATGTTCTGTGAGGACGTTGTTGAGGAACAGTTGTCTTGTCTCTTCGTAGTTGACCTTTCCAAGGGTGAGATGGACTGAGATGATCTCTCTTCTAAAATTTTCTTTTCCAAGAGATTTAATATCTTGTTTAAGTTCTGCAGAACTTCCGTAGTACTTCTTCCAGTCTGACTCTGAGGTAACTCTTCGCTTTCCTCCCTTGGGTTTTCTTTTTTGGTAGAAATATTTGCGTCCGATGTATTGTTTACCCGAGCTGAGATTTGTAATGCGGTAGACGAAACCGAAGAGATCATTAATGTCGTCAGAAGTAAAAGGTTTACCTTGATATAGCCAGGGATTTTCGTACTCATTCTTCGTCAACGTCGTCATAGTAACCATCCTCATCACGATACTTATCTGCGTCAGAATATATCTCTAGTTTCATCTCTGCTATCACTTCCTCAAGTTGCTCTAGCAACTGCTTAAGTTTTCTTCTCTGCATAAAAAAAGTTCCCAACTACTATATGTAGCGGGGAACACTTTTGAGTACTCTAACTCTTTGAAGCGAACTTACGTTTGACTTTGATACCACGATACATTAGATCGTGATTCCTTTGCTTGTCTGCTTCCGCAATTACTTTTGCGTTGTACTCTTCGGTGTCGTATTCGACACCACGGTATGTGACTGTTGCCATGAGATTGTCTCCTAAAGTAGTAGGTGTTTTTAATACCGTTCCTTCAGTCGGCTTTTGCGTCCCCCTACCAGAGGGATGAACGATCCGTTCCGAGTCGGCTTACTTGCGTCACCCGAAGGTGATGAACGTAATGTCATGATACCATGACGTAATTATTTAGTCAAGTTACAACCATTCAACCCAACCTGTACAGATGTACTTCTCATGCTCCTTTGATATCTCTCCTACATGCTTGTGTGTGAAGGTAGCAGGAAACAAAACTGTCTTACCCTTCTGAGCATGGATAGTAAACCCATCATTGTTTACCATGATCGTACCACCATCAGGTACATCATTCAGATAAGAAATATAAACTAACACACGTGACTTGACTGCTGACTCAGCATCTATATGTGGGAAGTAGTATCCTTCTCCTGCCTTGTAGTATTGTATCTGTGGTAGGACTCTGATCCCTATCGGTGGTGGTAACTTGAAGTGCTCCCAGTAATCTGAGTAGCAGTCAGTGATAAAATCCATGTAGGTTCTTAGACCCCAGACATCAGCACCTAGCTCTCCATTCCATACATCCTCGAAGGGCATCTCTGTGCTCATCTTCTTCTCAGGTTCTGGTCTACCCTCTGGGCAGTCGATACTACCAACACGACCTTCCTTTGTCATGCCCGCAGCATCAGCATCTTTATAAAATTGTATTAACTTATCACTCTGTACTGGGTCACCCCAATACTCTCTAATATATTGATCAATCATACTGTTGGAACCACTCCTTCATACTAATCTGGTATCCAGACTCACGATAGGGAGGTTCCTTTATCCCCTTCATCTTCTTGTAGTCGTTGTGCATTGCTCCCAACAACCATGCCTGACTCAAACCCTGTGGTCCTTCCTTCAACAACTGGATTTGAAATTTGGATAGACCAGCTTTCATCTCCAAATACTCCTGTCTCCACGATGTGAGGGGTGATTGGTTCGTCATGTTCTTCCCAGTGTTTCTTCAACTCTTCTGCCTGACGATCAACGTCCTGCATAGTATTATATATTTTAACATCTATCCACATCTTTTTCAAGTATTCTATAGCACCCAGTAATAAAAAAGAGATGGGGAAGCGTTGCTTCTTCGCCCATCTCTCTGCTTTAAGATACCAAGTGTCCTGCCCACCAAAGTGATGCTCGAACTCTATCTTCATAACTTAAATCCTGCGAAAGTATTTTTCTTAACGTTCTGCTTGATACCACCTACGACATATGATTCTATCTCTGTCTCTTGTGGAGCATTCTGTTGTCCTTTACTATTTAACCAGTGCTCTGTCCATGGTAATGGATTGTTACGCATTGGTATATCATATATTGGGTCTAGTCCTATACCTCTGAGTCTTCTGTTTGCTATGAACTCTACGTAGTTGTGTAGTAGTTTAGCATTCAGACCTATCATACTACCATTGGAGAACAGATAGTCTGCCCAGTCCTTCTCTTCATCAACACATTGCTTGAACATGTTTATGGTATTCTCCCTTTCCTCCTCTGCGATAGTAACCATTGTGGGGTCGTCTCCTTCTTGCCACTTTTTGATGATCTGTTGAGTAAGTACAAGATGCTGGCTTTCATCTCTGGCGATAAGAGAGATAATTTTAGCGGATCCC